ACATGGCGCGCGGTTCGAGTAGTCTTAGCAACAGGACTTCCGTCGTGGGTTCAAATCCCTACCCGGCCTATTCATCATCCCGGGTGACACCTGAGTGTGTCTCAGTTGATGCGTCGACAAAAGCAGGTTTGAGTCCTGCGCTCGGGTCTGAATATCAGGAGGAATGAACGATGGATACTGAATGCAAGATGGTAGAAGAAATGCTGGAACTACTGACGGACAAATACCAGGACGATGTACTCGATTGGATAAAGAAGAACATCAATGCATACTGTTCTGATGGTGAATGTAGTGGTGAAATAACAATCGAATGGAACTAATAAGGTGTCATTATGGATGAGATTATCCCTGGAATATGGATCGGCGATGTGTACGATGCAGAGTTTATCAGTATCCATGAGTATAATAGTAGATGGCGCATTGTTGATTGTCGTGACATAGCTGATGTCAATGAAAAAACCACGAAAGTGAACATGAATCACTATAACGCACTCACTAGTATTATCCGCGCGTATCGTGATGCAAATAAACAAGTACTCATATTCTGTAACGCTGGAATTGATAGAAGTCCACTAGTAGTAGCGTACTACTTATACAAATACCATAGTAATGGAATACATAATGCATATGACCTAATAAAGAAAGCTCGGGGCTGCATTCGAAAGCATCCAGAGTGGCTAACCGTGCCTTCAGAGAGCCTGTGGCCTAGCTAGGTATGGCTATGGACTTTTAATCCATTGATCGGGGGTTCGAATCCCTCCAGGCTCACTACCACGGAAAGAGCTTTACCACTAACGATATATCGTGTGGTGAGAATAATGTTGCCGGAAAGACGATGGATCAAGGTTATCGTATATACATACGATGGATACAAGGCAGAGGGAATATCAATATGTAACGAGAGCGATACATTCGATACTATTGTTGGAACTGAAATGGCTTTCTCTAGAGCTGTCCGCAAGCTCTCTGGCTTCTCGAATACTGCATTCAGGAAGATGCCTCACTATATTGAAGAGACAGACACCATAAACCTCACTCCCGAAGAGAAGGCGGAAATTGATAAAGGGATTAAGTCTTGTCAAACCGGGGACTCAAAAGCATGGAGAGACGTGATACAATGATAGAATGTAACAACTGCGGATACACCAGCCACACTGACTTTGGCCATCCTCCCAACATGTACTGTCCAATCTGCGAGAGTACCAATCTGTCTGATGACGAGTAGGTCGTTGTAATTACAACGCATTTATATACGACGACAGCGATATACTATATGAAATATGAAAATACATATCCATATGCCTTGCTTGACTATAAAAGCACGACCAGCAGAAATCTCTACAATGGGACGAGTATTGGAAGACAGATACCCAACTCTTCGTTGCATCTACAGAAGAAGTTCTGTCGATATAATAATGATGCAGTCAGATAGGAAGGAAGCAGCTGGCCTCGCGTTCATACTGGTAAGTGAGGTATGTGGAAAGTCGCTCTTCAAGAAGGAGCAGGAATCCACAGTAGAGCAAGTTGAGATGAAGCACGTTGGCATATCGCCAATTCCAATACCAGAACCAGATGGGGAATACTATCTATGAGTAGAATGAGAACGTTTATACTTGATGGCCAGGCATATCATAACAACAAAGTGGCCCTAAAAAGACTATTCTTAAAGCACGGATTTAGGTTTAACTTTCGCAGACCGCAATTCACCTGGGATGGAGTCAATGGTGAGATATTTGCGGTATTTGTAAAAGACGCAGAGGGAGTTACAAAGACGGGAACCTTTGATTTTAATATAAAGGAAGTTGACATAGAAAAAGAAATTATAGGTAGTTTTGTAGAGCTTGGTGCAAAGGAGAAAGTACTCCACAAGCTCAAGGCACATGTTGAAAATTGTCCAGTATCTGCAATATGGTTACCCAATCAATCAATAGAAGACAGTGCAAAATCATTCGATGATGCATGTGTTCGATGGGCTATCTGGAACGAAAGGAGCTTAGACAGAAAGACCGCCAAGTTTTTCTTTGACAAGATGGAAGAGGAAAGGAGGAAACAATATGGAAAAGGATTCTCAACAGAGATCAACACCATACTTATGTCCCATATACCATTGTTCACAGAACTCGGCGATTATATGTAAGATAGCACACCTATACGAGAATGGAGAATGTAGATACTACAATGGTGATGAAGATGAATACTGCAGATTCAATAAGGAAGACTACGAGAAGGAAAGAGCAAGGAGATCTTCCGCCAGGGAATTACGGAGGGATAACTATAAACCCCAAAGCGACGACCCCGAACCCACTAGTAAAGATGCACAAGAAAGCGGGAGTTCCGGACTCGAGGAATCCGATTCTGATGAAGACAGAAAACGTACTAACGGGGAAGAGGAATCTTCATCGAATAGTAAAGGGACCAGTGGGGCCATTAGAAAGAAGCGAGGAGGGAGAGTGTATGACGAAAACCAAAATACCCTATTCTAAGTGCAACACTAGCCTGAAAGACCACTTGGGACCCGATCCTAGGGCTTTCTGCGAATTTGAAGGGTGTACAAATTGTGACAATTACGCTTTATGTGCTACCATATCATACATGCAAATGCACATCGACATCTTAACTAAGAAGGTGAGTAAGCTGAATATAGAGAATCCTGTTGGTGCACCTCCTGGAACTGAATGGGGGGAGTAACCAGTGCTAACTAACTGCCAAAAACTTAGAGTTCATATTGGTGTGAATGTATTTACGCCGAATAAAGAACTAGCAGATAAGGAGGAATGCAAATGAGAGCAGAACTACAAGATAAGCTATATAAATCATACCCAGAGTTGTTTGTACAAGCAACATACGTACCGAAGAAAGGTGAGATGATATGTCCGATGGCCTTCGGCCTCGGGTGTGATGACGGGTGGTATGACTTACTCGAAACGTTATGCCGTTTCATCGACTTCAATATGAAGAGAAACTGGAGGCACTACCCGAGAGTAGAATTCTCTCAAATTAAGGAGAAGTGGGGCGAGTTGCGTGTATACACTGTGATGTATAACTATTCTAGAGAGGAGTGTGAATCGTTTAACGAAAAGCCTCTTACCGATGAACAGTGGGAAAAGATAACTAATTGGCGCAAAGATGGATCTACCTACTTTTACGGAGCAATAGATTTCGCAACTTCAATATCGCGCAGAACATGTGAAACTTGCGGGAAGCCCGGTACTATTCGCTCGGATGGATATGTACAGTGTCGCTGTGACAAATGTGATGAAGAACACAACAAAGAGATGGAGCGGATCAGATGCGGAAGAAAATAATGTTGAACAGATTGTTGCGACTAGAGATCATAGTGAGTAATTGTCTGGCGAGTGTCACAGATCTCGGTCTTCACTGGAATAAGACAGCTGCCGATGAAGATAAGTTGGAGCTGTTAGACAACTATCATGAAGACCTTTCATACATCCAAAATGAACTACGCAGCATACTAAGGGGATGAGTACAATGAATGAAGTAAACATAATAGTAGGAATGGACCAAGATGGAGAACATTACTATGCCATGTTCGCAAATACACGCATAGTAAAAGGCGGATGTAAAAACGGAATAGAGGCAGTGAAATTTCTATTGGAAGACGATTCCAGTGGGATAGGTCACTTAATCTCTGACGTAATGCCGCAAGAACCAAAACCCGAGGGAGAAATCCCTCTTTCCCCTCCAAATAGAAGAGTGATAGGATTCCCAGACCCGCAACCCACAGAAGATTGTTTAACAAAATCAATGGCCGACGAACGAATAAACTATAACAACATTGCAACATTCACGCATTGTGATGAGTGTGGTGGAAGAGGCGAGATAGTCGACCAGTTAGAATATAATACAATACCTCGCAGAACTGTTTGGCTGAAGTGCAAGAAGTGTAATGGCACGGGCCATATGATTGTGGAGATGTGAGTAGATATGGCAATTTGTAAAAACTGTGGGTTGCATTTCTTTTGCAGAAATGAAGGACTAGAAGTTACAGAGGATGATCCCGACCAGTGTACAGATATATGCAGATGCCCAAAGTGCAGAAATGGTGGTGATATAGATGAATGAAGACACCGGAGAAGTAGTACCTTACGACGAGATACCAGAGAGCAATAGAGCGAGATATAGCAAACCTTTTCACGAGGGCGAGATAGTTGAGGTTAAGGGATTAAGTTTCAAGATAACCAGATTCAAGAGAGGGAGGTTGTTCTTGAAGCTAGTGAAACCCAATACCATGAAGAGGACTATGGACAGAGGAGAGACTGAAGTCCGGAAGCTCAAAGACAAGATGTCTGCCGAAGAGAAGTTTCCCGGGTTGAATAAGTGAGCGTGATATGTTGAACACAATGTACTACTACAAATTCCCCGACGGGAAGAAGGTTTATTTCTTTAATGGCAATAGACGTAATCATATTGTTACACAACCAAACGAGACTGTTAGTTTCGGCATAAAAATAGATGACGTGGTGTTTAAGGAGGTACAAATTTCTTATGCCGAGTGGAACAAACGATATGGAAAGGAGGATTCCTGATGACCGATGATTGTGGATGCGAAGAGAAGAAGGACGAGAAGAAGGAAGAGCAATTCAACGAGTTCAAGGCAACTATAGCTACGCATGAAGTAACAGTGAGCATAGAAGCCAAGTCTCACGACAGGTCAACAACGGAACTTAAAAACCAATGTCAGAAGGTGTTAAAAGATAACTTCGAACTTGCAGTTAAGAAGTCTAGAGAAACGCGCGCATCGGTAGGTGGCTCTTACACATATTAATATGAGGTGATATAATGATAGAACAAGTATTTCTACTGGTTTGGTCCACGATTTCAGCGACCTTTTTTGGTGGAATGTTATTCGGGTCCATTCATGGCAATCATGATGACTTTGTAGGTGGCTGTTTATTATTCGGCGGACTCAATTTCACAATTGTCGGCGGTATAATAATGATAAAAATGTTCATAGGGTAAGTGTATATGTTTCGAAAGTTTCTCTGTCATATATTCAAGATTCACACTTGGCTATATGCAATAAATCACTTCGGGCAAACAATAGAAGAATTGAGACAATGCCAATTCTGCAAGCTATGCCAACTCGAACATTCTAGTGGCGGGTGGATATACATCCCAGAGAAGTATCACGATCATCTCTTAAACAATGCATATGGAAAGCTCAGGAGGAATGAGTGATGGAAATAGAGATTGTGATGGTGAACATGCTTTCGGAGATGAGGGCGAATATACATGGAAAGGAAACGCGGAGGAATAAGTAAATGGAAATAAGAAAAGTGAAATTACTCGACAACTGGTTATCGAAAAAGAAAGAATCATTAAACCTACAACCTAATGACCTGGTGATAGTTCACATCGAAAAGATAGAGAAAGGGAGCCCTGCTCAGCATCTAAAGGACAACATACTGTGCACTGAAGACGAAGAAAATATGTGCTATCCAACTCTTGCATACAAAACAGATGTGTGGTGTAATTGGTATGAATGTTCAAATTGCCACTGCAAAGCCATAACAGAAGATACCCACTTCTGTCCTGGTTGTGGTAGGCAGGTAGATTGGAAAAAGGAGATGATGTGAATGAAGTTAGAATGGGAATTAGTGGAAGAGCAGGAAAGGTATTGTACTCAGCGTGCTAGGCTTCCTACCGGATGGCTTGTCAAGCATAATGAAGGGAACCGGGATGAAAGAGACTACAAAATAGATGATAACGCGTCAATGACTTTTGTCTACGATCCTGAACATCTTTGGGAGGTGAGGTGAATGAGTGAATGTTGTAGCTTTGACCCCTCCTTTCCCCCGCCCAAAGATTTGTGTTTAGATTGTGTTACTTATCATCGAGCTATTGGAACACCATTAATTCGCATAGGTGATATGAACTCCGAGGAGAAGGTGAGGAAGTATCCGACTGGGGGAGGTGAGCACGTATGACTAAATGGCCATATGATACTGCGACTGTGGCATGTAAGAAGGATAGGAGTTGGAGGGTGTCGAGGCGGTATTGTGCGAAGGAATGTCCAGATAGGTTGAGTGGGGTGTGTGATACAACTCCTCCGCCGTTGGAAGAATGAGGTGAGTGAATGAAACGAATAGTATGTATGTGCGGTTACAAGACAGAGCTTTTCTTTGGGTTGCCTATCATGGTGGATTCATATTTGGACCACGTATTGAGTATGGGTTCCGAGATGGCTGAGCACAGGGTGAGAGAGATCCAGGATTTGGAGGATGTGGAATGATAAAATGCAGATGTGGTAGAGAAATAGCCGAAGAAGATGTGGACACAAGCGACTGGGCCTACTACAGGAAAGATGGGAAGGTAGTATGGCTGTGTCTTAACTGTGCAGAGGGGGATTATATAGACGAGATGGAAAGAAGGTGATTAGATGAATGAGCTATATAGTGGCAGACTGATAAAAACAGAACTAGGAATATTCGGTGTGTACCGAAGAGATAATGGGATAGAGATTTTACTAGACGGGAAATCTCTAGTTTCTCTTACGAGTATCCTACAAGTGAAACATTACAAACAAAATCCATGTATGACCGGAGATTCGGCGGCTACCCCGCCACATGGTGCACCAGAGATGGTCTACGGCCTAAAACACAGCTCACGAGGAATGTATCGAGAGACATTCCCCACAAAAACGTTAGCGCAAGACTACTGTGCGAAACTGAACAAGACTGATATGCCCTTTGCTTTTTGGAAGGTCGTTGCTATGAAAACGATGGGGGGTGAGTGAATGTTACATTTTATCGAACCAGTAGCGAATCAGGGGCAGATCATACAAGTAGGTTATTTCAGATGGAGGAATATGGTATACAAGAGAATATTAGATTGTAGTACCAATAGCGCAGAATTTTATGCATCTACGGCGCTAAAAAGTGATGAAGGAGATTATCTACATTTTCCCCCGCTCAATAAACGGTGGCGAAGAATAACAGGGGATGAGATAAGGCGTATCTTTATGGTCGAGTTGGAGACGATGAAATGAAAGTAACTCACTGTAAGAAATGTAGCGGAAAGGGAATAATTTACGACGTAGCAGCAGTGGCGATTTTCCCTCATAAACAGATGTGCGAAGAGTGTAACGGCACAGGCCATATCATCGAGGGCGAACTGACCAGGGATGATATGATGGAAATGATAAAGGCGTCTTGGAGAGAGGAGGCTGCTTGGGGAGAGGAGGCTGCCTGGGAAGGTGAAATAGAATGAGAGAGATAAAGTTCAGAGGAAAAGAGATTGATGGCGGCGATTGGGTCTACGGCTATTATCTTTATAGTAATAATGAGCATAAGATACATTATCCGAAGGATAATATTTCATACCGGATGATGGCTACCACCATTGTAGTACCTGAAAGTGTTGGTCAATACACAAGCAAGAAGGATAAGTACGTCAGGGAGATATACGAAGGGGATGTAGTGCGATTCAAAAATGGTTATCAGTATGTAATCAAAGATATAGAACATTTCTTTTGGGCTATGTTTGATGACCAAATGCATCTCGAATTTCACAAAGGAGAAATCATTGGTAACATCTATGATAACCCAGAACTGCTGGAGGAAGGCTAATGAAAGAAGGAAGCTATAACTTTGTATTGCGTGGTGACGGGCGATTGGAATGGATATGTATTCACGGAGTTGGCCATACAGTTAGAGTGCCTCTAGAACATACTAACGACTCTGCTTGGTGGAGTCATGGTTGTGACGGATGTTGTAATTCGGCCGAGTACGAAGCCGCGAAGATCGATGCTCAAGAGATCCCACAAGAAAGGATCGATGAAGCATTGGAACATACTATAACAATATACGACAAATTGCTCTCAATCGTGGGGAGGAAAGATATATGAAAATAGAAGAAGTAGTAGATAACCTTCTCGACAAGCTATTTGAGAAGTGGCCAGACTTTGACAGACATGCCGAGGACGCGCAGGAACAGTGGTCAAAGCTCGAGTGGACGATGGCAGAAGAAGATGAATATCGAGAGTGGGCAGTCAAGTTCGTCATGACGGGACTGCGACTATCGAACAAAAGGGCAAGGCGCGAACTCGCTTGGTTCTTGTTCAAATACGCACCAAAGACAAGCGACTACAAATTCCCAGTAAAAAGGTGAATGATGTACAATTCTCTTGAAGCAGCAATCCAAACACAGGACAGAACGAAAGCACATTCACGCATGTGTTCGTGGGAAGAGGTATTCCCAGAGGGGAGCAAGATAAGTATCCCTTGGTACACGAACGTACGTTGGAGATGGTGGGACTTCAAAGAATGGTTAATTAACCACCTTCGATTGTTCGTCCTTCGATTATGGCCAACGTGCGATGTTAAAGGATGTACTGCCAGAGCTTACTGCGAGATATTTTTCGAGCGCGAAGGTTCTTGGTCAAATGTCTGTGTACAACATCTTATGGAAATAAATAAAGAAAGGGGTCCATTTGGATGGACCGAAATAGTCTGGTGGAATGAGCCCAATGAGTGAGATAACCAACTGTGAGCTAATAGAGATGCTAAAGAATACTCCGACCATCTGCGATAGTTGCTTATACAAACAAGAATGTTTAGATCATTTTCCCATACTCAAGTGTATATATAAAGCAAAAAGGAAGTAACTTCGATGGATAAGGAAACCGAGCGGTATCTCAGGAGCCAAATAAAAGACCTACCCGAACCGCTTTGTTCTGTGCTCGATGAGATAATGAATGTGATAGCAGATGCAGAGAAGGATGAGGCCATTATCCCTGTGTGCCATTGTCCGTGGTGCAACCAAGAATATGGAGGGGTGTAGTATGAAAAGAATAATACTAAATGAAACAGAGGTGGCTCGATGGGAGCAGTTCAAGAGCATTCACAGAGGCACCGATGATATATGGTTTGAGTGCAGAGAATCCGGGATTGGAATGCAGATACTCGCAGTAGCAAAGTACTCAAAGCAGTATATAACGGCCGATATTACGAACTACGATAGTTGGTGAGCTGGGATAAGTAATTACAAATAGTACTTATAATATTACAACTATATAGTAAATAGGAGGCAGATAAAATGTCTCAGACTAAACAAGAAACTGAACCGAAGAACGAAGATGTAGAATCGTTATACGAAGATATATCTGCAGAAGAATATTATGACGCCCCCCTAGAGGTTGTCGAGATATTCGTATCGCTACAAGGGGAGGGTCCAATGCAGGGCCTTCCTGAGATATTCATTCGTGTAGCAGGGTGCAACTTGAATTGCGATTATTGTGATTCAAAGTATGCACACCACGGGAAAGTGATGTCTGTCAATGACATCATGGCAGAAATCGTGACGATAAGAGAAGACACCAAAATTAATAGTATATGTATAACTGGCGGAGAGCCACTTATACACGCAAACATGGACAGACTTCTGAGTGCGCTTTCCGAAGAAGATTTTCACATTGTACTAGAAACGAACGGTACACAGAACATAGAATCCTTTCCATGGGTCGACTGTTTTGTATGTGACTATAAATTTAATGCATACTTTCACCCCAACAACTATGAAGCACTAGATGACTGTGATTGCCTCAAGTTTGTTGTCGGAGAATGGAAGCATATAACTCTCATACCTGATATAGTGAGTAAGTTGGGAAATAATCCAGAGGTACACATATCTCCAATATTTGACGACAATAACAAATGCGTGAATGCACAAGCTGTTGCTGATGGAGTGATCAAATTACAATCCCTCATGCCCTTCACCTGTGTGAAGTTTGTTCTACAGATCCATAAGATTGTCTGGCCAGAGAAAACAAGAGGGATATGAGTGGACAATGAATCAGCTCGCTTAATTCTTAAAAACTTGCTCGAGAGGGGAAAGGAGAAGATACAACTCACTTCCATCGAGCAGGCAGCTATTAAGCGATGTGTATACGGGACACTGGAATCGTTCGAGGAGGGTGAAAGTGATGATAGAGAAAGCTGATATTGAAAAAATATTCGAGAAGATTATGTCAGAGATAGTTGCCAGAGACGAACTCATTGAAGAGATGCAAGTACAAATATTCAATCTTGAAGAAGATAAGCAAGAGCTCACCAAGAAGATTGAGATGTACAAGATCGTGAAGGATCAACTCGACAAATTCTTGGAGAAATGATATGTGCATATATTTATGCCGACGGTGTCACAAAGGATATAAAACAAGTTGTCAATGCAACATCATATCAGATGAAGAAGGAATTTGCCCCAAATGCCTAAGGTGAAAATATGAATATAATACTTACAGATAAGGAATCACTAGTAATAGATGCAATAACATCTCATGAAGACGGAACAACATCAGCAGAGTTAGGTAAGGAACTTGGATTTACAGTGCCACAAGTTCAACAGGCAATGCACCGTATAAAGAAGCGATGCAAAAAGATGGGATGGCAATATCCAATTACCTCTAGTCGCGTGGGATATAAGACATTATATTTCATTCGTACAGAGAGGGAAAGGTATGGAGAAAGGTTATTCAACAAGGTGAGTGACCTTAGTGAAGTATTGAAGGAGAAGCTCCCTGCAGAGGGATATGTTTGGCTCGGGGAATTCAAAGGACCAACCGCAATAGTAATACTTGCAGACTCGCACCTTGGTCTAGCAGCCGCTCGCTATCCATATACCAAGTGGGTGTTTGAACAGGTAGGAAAGACACCGAACTGTTATCTCTTTCTCATCGGAGATATAATTGACAACTCTCTCAACACAAAGGCTCCCGACGACGCGATTGATCTTGTAGCTAAGAGCGAGCAGCTAGATATGGTGACCTACTTGCTTGGGCTATGCAAAAGGAAGCTTTTATGTTTATGGGAGGGAAACCACGAAGCTCGCAGTTACATATCCGACCACTTTGATATATCTGGTCATATTGCCCAAACATACAGCGAGACGAAATATGGATGGTACGGCGAACCCGCAGCACTCAGAGTGGGAGATCACCTCACCCGCATATACGCACGACACAAGGGAAAGGGACATTCACAGTATCATCCTTTTCAGGCAGGATTTAGAGCCGTATTGTTTGACAACGCAGAGAGGGCCAGAGACTGCGACATACTAATACACGCACATACCCATAATCCCGGAGTTTGCCAGAGCAAGGTCGGCGGGCTTCAGAGACTTATAATTAATGCAGGATGTGCTGTACAGAGAGATAACTACGCAGAGCGCGTTGGATTTGCATCCGGAAGTGGCTCTGATGATGGTCACGTACTTATCATAATGCCCAGCGGAAAACGACTTGCGATCCAAGGAATTGAACTCGGCCTAATGGCGTTTAATGGAATACAAGAGGTGTATAAACATGGACAGAAAAGAACTAGATAAGTTTTTAGAGTCGTACGACAGACTAGTATGGTCAGAACACCCAGAAAAACCGGGTAGCATCATAATCAAGTTTGAAGACGACGAAGATGAATGTGCTATCATAATAGATACAGCCAACATGAGTAACGTAACATCCAACGACATAATACGCCAACTGCACAATGGTAGGAACATTCAGCAGATGACCAGAGTGACCGGGTTCTTTTCAAGGGTTAGCTCATGGAACTCAGGTAAGATCGCCGAACTCAAAGATCGACATCGCTCAGGATTAGAGTAATAGTAACACCAACCCATTTATATATTACTATCGTGATAAAGTAAGGAGGAAATTGTTTGAATGCAGAAGAAGTACTATCAGAATCTAAGAGGCTGATTCGTTCATACTTGAAAAAGTGGCAGAACGAAAAAGAACGGAATACGGGTTGTGTTGCATATGAAACGTGCGCGCTTCTCGAGTCCGAATTTAATGGACTAATGGCAGACTTTCTATTACATATGAAGCGAATGGACGCTGGAGAGAGCCCTGATGGAGACTCCAACAGATGAATATATTAATTCCCGTGACCTGCGTATTATATTTCTATTATGGTCGCTTGGTCAGAACGTACAGGATCTTGCTCGAATGAATAAAACCCGAAAAACGGAGGAATCCAATGAAAGTGAAAAAAGAACTAATAGCAGTAATTGGTGTCGACAAAGCAGGAAAGACGACGCTGATAAGAGAGCGGTTCGGGGAGAAGATGGAGAACATCCACGCAGCTCCTCTGATGAGGAAATTACCAGTTACGGATAATAAAACTTGGTTAAAAATTCGTGAAGTATTGTTCGCGTTTGACAGAGCGAAACAGTACATAAAATTACGATTCAATAAAGTAACATTACTGGACAGATGTTATATAGATGCTGTAGTATATGGCAGGTATCTATCTCAGAAGTATAATGTTCCATCATTAAAGAAGATATCTAGATGGTTTATTTGGATATCTCCACACCCGCATGTAGTATTCCTACTCTGTCCTGACCCAGCAAAAATGGTTGAAGTAGACGACCGCTATGATGATATACTTGCATTCAATCAGTATTATAGGAGTACCCTGTTTGAACTAGGTTATGAGGGTATAGAAATAGAGACATACGCACTAGGGGAAATAGAAATTTATGCACGAAAGATCGAGTAATGAAATTAGCAGTAGGTGGTTAAAATGTCTGATGAATATGAGATAGCAATGGACAGTAGAGAGAAGTCCTTTGTGTTTGCAATAGCAGACAGAAGGAAACTTGATTATACAAAGATGGCATTACAATGTGGAGATTTTGCGCTGCGTAAAAAAGAAAAAGATGGCCACAGTGAATGGCTAGTAGGCATAGAGCGCAAGCGGGTGCAAGATCTCGTAAACTCTATACAGTCGAGAAGGATATTCAAACAAACGGAGATGATGACGAGACACTATCCTCTGCGCATACTCCTCATAGTTGGAAGATTAGACGATGTAATTCTGCGAATGGCAAAGATGAAGATGAAAGTGAACACAAGTGTTATCTACGGCTCACTTGCATCAATCATGGTTAGAAACAATTTCCATATACTTTGGGTGGAAACTGACGATCAAGCAATCGAACTTGTAAAACGGATATTTGAAAAAATAAAAGAAGGGAAATATGGGAAGCAGCAGTTAGCCAGGACCAAAGCAGAATTAACTCCAGTAGATATACTCACTGAGTTTATACCGGGTGTAACAAGAAACACAGCTAAGAAGCTACTTGATAGATTCGTAAGTCTCCATGGTGTCGCAGAGGCGGACCATAAACAACTCGTGTCAGTGAACGGTGTTGGACCAGTAACTGCTAGGACAATACACCGGAAGCTGAACGGGTGAAACAATTGACGTTCTACGATAGTACGCTAGAGTATTTCGATCACGCAAGGATAGTCTACCATGAGCGGTTCGTACCGTTCTACTCTGCGAGTGTAGGCGCGCATCTCTTCAACCTGGAAAATCAGAAACGAGAGTTCTATTACGAAGGCGGCAAGATCCCTCAAATGAGGATGAATATCTTCTTCGTTGCACCACCCGGATATCTCAAAACCACCATACTGCAAAAGTTTCTCATAGGCAAAGGGAGTATACTATATGGTGGCGGCGTACCACACGGGATGGAAGGTGTAATGACAGAAGCAGCGTTCACCGGAAGTATTCGTATGATAGACGGCGATCCTACTGAAGTACCGGGTGCAGCATATGAACATCGCAACGGAATCTTAGGGATCGACGAATTCGCGGCCTTAACAAACGCCATGAAAATGGAACATTCCGTCAATCTAGATAATGCTATGCTTACGGCACTTGACCAAGGGTTTGTAATAAAGCGCCTCGCCATGGGAAAGATACAATATCAGACAAGACTATCGCTGTGGACGGGTAGCCAGCCGTGTCGCATAGATCTCTCCTCTGGTCTTCCGCGAAGGTTGATGTTCATGATATTCATACCTAATGAACAAGAGCGCCATGCAATCAAGCTAGCAAGAAGAGACGGCAGAAATATCAGACCGAATGTTAGAATCCTTATGGAAATCAGAAAGGATATTGAACACATGAAGGAAGGGTTAAAGGCCATAACGTCAGTCTCTTATGATCCCATGATATATAAATGGCTCGATGAAATAGATGTTCCTCACTACGAGGAGCCCTTGTATGAGCGGTTTGCCCTCGGAATGAATATTGCAAGAGCCAAAACGTTCGACAAGCATCTCACAATTAAGGCATTTCCTGAACTCTACAAACTATTCAAGATGGAAAATATGTGGAGAGGAGAGCTGAACAGAGGGACCGAGTTCACACAGGTATTCGAAATATTAAAAGAGATGAACTATGCAACGGTTACCGAAGTCAAAAAGAAGCTTGCCGTATTCGGGATGGATTGGAGGCGTAGCTCTGATATTCTACAGGCAATGTCCCGCATGAGTATGATTAAGTTTATAAAGGACGAAAACACCAAAGGCGGGGGAAGAGCAAAGACTCTAGTGGTGATTGTAGATTAATGAAGGAGACTTAATGATGGATAAATTGACACTAAAAAACGGGACAACTATGAAAAATCTGTTCCTCAGAATCGACGAAGAACGGACAGAAATATTAGTCTTAGAGGCCGCATATATTATGAATGAGCTCGAGAGACGAGGCGTATCAGAATCGTGCACAATGGCGTTTGAGACCAAACTGGACAGAATAAATCTTGCGAAGACGGTGGTGCGCGCATATATGGCTGGCGAGCGGAAAGACAAGGTGCGAAAAGTACAAGATGGTCGTAATAGGAAACTTCGCGGAACGCGGCCATCTGAACAGAAAGAGTAGTGAAACTACTCTTTGTTACGAGCGACAAATATGAGAAATGTACGAGCGACAAATAGAAAATATATAGGAGCAATGAACATGGTAAAGAAAGGACTAAACGTCGGAATAGATATAGACAGCACTTTGTATGACAATGTACAACCACTCATTAACAAGTATAATGAAGAATTTGATACACGCCTCACAACAGCTAATATCAAAGGATGGGGAATTGAAGAATATCTGAAGAAATGGAATGCCGATAGAATCAAGCAAGAGTTTGTTAATGTGGAATATACCGGCCCCCCGTTTGATAACTCTAGAGAAGTGATAGAGCTTCTTGTAAAAAATCTTCATACAATCTATTTTGTAACCCATACATACGATGGAGGGCAGGTTCGACAAAAATTCGACTGGCTTCATGAACAATTTTCTGGGATACCTTATTCCGTACTTTTCGTTTCTATGGATCACAGAACAAAAACTTTTGATTGGATTGATATAGTAATTGATGATAATCCAAATACAATCAGTACTGCGGTTGACAATGACAAGAGAGTATTATGCATCGATCAGCCTTGGAACAGGCATCTCAACGCATTTGAAGGGGGGTTCCTCAGGGTGAAAAACTGGGCTCATGTTCGTAATATATTATACGCAATGGAAGTGATATGAGTGTGTAATACAAGAAACTCAAGAATGATACAAGTAAGGGGAAGAAAATTTAGAGTAGATGGTTGTATGCAAGAGTTCATAGTTTCTCTTAATGAATGTGGCGTAGAGACACTGGGTTGTTGTTGTGGACATGGAAGATATCCTATGTCAGTAGTAGTGAGGAATGGTAATGATATATTCGATATATTTTCAGGAATGAATATTCCAAGAACTAGAAGATTCTACATAACTGATGATGAAGGATATTATTATCTCCCCGAGGTGATATGAGTGTGTATTATAACAGATCCGGTAGAATTAAGTCATGTATTGATATCGATCCATGAAACGAGTAATGGACCTGCCTACCATTCACTGGTCCATAAGTATAGAAGAGGAAGCATTAGAGTTAATTGATTGAGGTGATCTAATGAATTCAATGGCATGGAAACTAGACTTTGGTGGTATCACACGAATAGTAGTACTTATACTATTGTTCTACTTTACTAAGTTATTAGTTGAACATAATTTATTATCTGGAAACGCTCTGTGTGGTATGCTCATACTGTGGATCGTGTGTATAATAGCAACAACTGGATTTTACATTGAGAGGGGTGACCTGATCAATGAGTAACACAACGGTTCGATGGACACTTGCAAAAGTCGTCGGAGTATATGAGGCCGACGATCTAGAGACTGCACTGAAAATGTTTAGAGAAATTCATCCTAAGATGGACATTACAAGGGTACAGCTGATAGAGAAGAAGACCGTGAAGAAGGTGGCAGTTTCCAGTGAAGAAGAACCATTGAAAATGTAATTACATATAGTATTAATACTATTAAAGGGATAACTATAATAGTGGAAAAATACCACACGAACATATCGGTGACATCATGGAACAACAAGTATTTGAGTCGACAGTAGCGAAAAACAGCCAGGTCACGGTTCGTAAAAAAATTCGCGACCTACTGGGCATCGAAGCAGGAGATGTAATCTTCTTGCAAGTAGTGCGAGTTCTATCGCCTGAAGGAAAAGAGAAGTATGCATTCGAAAAAGACCATGAAGATGATATGGAAACCGATGAGTAAAAGCGTGATGAGTAAAAGCGTGATGAGTAAAAGCGTGATGAGTAAAAACAAGGAGGAAAAATAAAATGGCTAAGAAAGACGTAATGAAAGAGCTAGAAAAGCTCTTCAAGGAAAAGCTAGGCATCGGATCAGATGCCTTCAAAGAGCTGGTAGAGAAGGAAAATGTGCAGATGCGGGAAGCATTGCCTGACGCAGACGACACACTAATTCAAAAGCGCGTTCTGGCACAGCTGCGATCTGACTTCAAAAGCCAGCTTAGAAGCCCTGCGAAAACCTATGAGGGATTTTTGTTCTCTATAGAGAATCCCTTTGATATAATTGCAAGTACCAGGGCGGCAGCTATAGAGCTTTTCAAGACGGATCCCGACAAGGCAGTTGACGAGGGTTTTACCGACGATAATGGAATCCCGTTAGATACTAGGGAAGCGATAGGAAGCAGACCAAACAACAACTTCGGAAAGCCTCTTCCTGAGAACGAATTTCTGCAGAATGTGAAAGGAGTCGCAAAGGATGAAGATGGCAATCTTTGGCCCTTCAAAATGATTCTGGGAAATCAGTTGGCAGGAAAGATCGATATTCCTGTATTCAAGTGGAGTAGCTTCCGTGCGAATCTCAGCAAGAAGTCGCCTGCCGAGGGATTCAGGCTGTTGAACCCGTATAGCCGAATAGTATTCGACGTAGCAGATGCACCAGATAGTGACTTTGATGTTATACTCGAAGATATAGAGGGAGATCTCGAAGGACACGCAATAGAACTTGGTGCTATAGAAACCTACTTTGACCAGGTTGCCGACGATAACCAGCGATTCACTATAACTATGGGTGATGTTGCGTTTATTGCAAGAGACGAACGTGGTGGATCGCGAATGATGGTTCTGGACGACGAAACTCGTGACATAGAAGACCCTGGTATTGTGTGTTTCATACCGGAATATCTGTTCGACGCAATTGATTTCGGGCAGGGAAGCAGAGTGATCGTTTGCGGACGACCCAATCTGTCTACCTACAACGACGAAGAGCGTGTTGTTATACAGGTAACTGGTCTATATGCACCCGAGGAGTCTAAGATACCGGCTGACGAATCACCAATGAACGCCGTAGAGCGCGTAAATTGAGGCGATGATACATGTCACTCGGAAGCAAGAAAGCAGGAAAAGTAGAAGAAGGCGCTGATGCATTTGTAGAGAATAATGTTCTCTCGGATGATGAAGTAGAGAAACTAATAGAAATCAGCAGGAACACGAAATGCTCTCCGATATGCATGGCTCTCGTCGGATTTGATGGCGTTGGTAAGTCTGGGATACTTCTGGATAGCAGAACGAAGAAAGATATTAAAGAAAAGAAGGACATCTTCGTTCTGGATCTCGATGATAGCTGTGGCCCACTGAAGGACAAGTATTTTCCGGGAGATGAATCTATAGTTATCCTCAACTGTTTAGTTGTTGATGATAACGGAGGAATTGACTATGTGGCTTCATACGTGAAGTTGCTAAGTGTAATTAGATACATCGTGAGGAATGAACAGTCCCTAAATATAGCCACAGTAGCTTGTGACGGACTCGATACACTGCTTAAATGGTGTGAGTATGTAATGAGGTATGAAGACCTCAAGATAGACCCCAAAACACAGATTAAAGATCAGTGGCAATGGAGCAATAGAAACAGACACTTCAATACTGCAGTGTTACTCCTCCGGTCACTTAAGTGCAGGTTTATTTGTACCACACACTTGAAGGCAGCTAAGAAATACGTTCCCAAGGCCGGTGGCGGAAGAGAACTCCAGATAACAGGTTATCACCCAGACTGGGTAAGCACTACCCCTGGTATGATGTTTCAGAAGATAAGCCTCGAACGTTCTCAGCACCCTGAAACGGAAAAGGTTGAAATCTGGGCTACTGTCGACAAAGCCAAAGGTGCGCTACACCTCGAGGGAAAGAAGTACCTCGTAGCCAGGGTAACAAACGACAAGGCTGAATGGTATGGATTGAGAGAACTCATAGACGACTTCGAAAAGCCAGAAGGATAAACTCATGAAGTACTACCAACCTACCCCAACCCCCTTCGACTCTTATTTTTTGGTCGCTACGCGTACGAGAATATGCGATTTTGGTGACTACAAGAATAAGGGTGTAATGCTTGACAACGGAGCCTACGAGGATTGCTCTGTTGACAATATGACACTCATTATGCTAGCTCAAGAGCTCTTAAATGCTGGAGTTAAGAGTGTAGCTATTATTGCTCCCGATCAGATGAAGGAGCCTGAACTCACTAATGAAATGACTCGGGACTTCCTCCCACAATTTTATCACCGACTAGGAGACGATGACAGAATAGCTGTGTATGCTTCATTGTGGGCAGACACCCCAGAAGAGGCGATGGAGAAGGCTGACCTCCTCAATAATGATAGATATCCGGTTGACGGGTTTGCACTACCAAAACACCTCCCTTTTGACAGAGTTGAACTTGCGAGAGGATTGAGAAGAATCATCCCTCCGACAAAAATTCATGTTCTGGGGATCAACAGCATGGAAGAGTTCGCACTCATCAGAGGAGTTGCAAACTCTTTCGACACAACACTGCCAATCAAGGCGACAGAGATTGGTTGTATTCGAGAGAGAATTAACAACGACTCCATCAACATATTAAGAGATGCTCTTGATATTGATATCGAATACAACTGGATCTGGGATGATGTTAGAAAAACAATCGCCATTAAGCTCACCAAGTGGTTAGAGCAGAAGGCACTGGAAACAAGTGATATTGATGAACTACTTACTGGTTGATTCTTGCTATAAAATCATAGAGAACGAGCCCGTTATTTTCCTCATAGGACGTTCTCCTGACGGCAAGGAAAAGAAGTGCTTTGGGTGGAATTCACCAGCACCGTATTTTTACTACGAGGATCCTGGAGGGGTTTATAAGGGGATTAAGACAGCTAAGTCTGGCCCCAAGATTGTTAATTGTTCGAAAGTAGAAACAAGAATACCGAGCGACGTTGCTAAGAAAAGAGATACCTTTTCATACACTTTTGAAAGTGACGTACTTTACGAGATTAGATGTCTCATCGACCGTAAGATATTTGCAGGATTTCAAATCACAGATACTGGAGATGTGATACCCGCAGAAAATCCCGAATGCCGCCTAACAAGAGTCCACGTTGATACAGAAGTAGAAACTCGCGGAGCATTCCCCGACCCCGATAAAGCAAGAAACATGATTCTTACAATTGTAGCAAAATACCATAATCCCAATACCGGAGAGATTGAAGACTTCACCATGACTGCATGTAAACCTAGTGAAGAGCGACACATGATCATGGCATTTATTGATTGGATCAAAGAAAAACAGCCAGACGTTTGGATCGGGTGGAACCCTCAGTTTGACGTAAAGACAATAGTCAATAGAGCAAAGAGATGCAAGGTTGAAGCAGAGAGGATGAGTCCCGTCAGAATAATTCGTGAGACAGGAATGAATGACAAGAAGATAGTAGGAATTCAGATCTTTGACTTGATGGACGGGTTTAAGAAATACTTCCAGGGAAAGACGTTTGAGGATTATACACTAGAAGGGGTTGCTTCGCGAGAAGATCAATATGGGGTTAGTATGGAAGCTGATGATTTTGATTACGAAAATTATATGAATCGAAAACACATAGACATAATTCTCGAATACAATAAACGTGATGTAGAACGCACTTGGGCCATTGACAACAAGCACGGTATAGTCAATCAGTTTGATGGCGTCAGCAGAGTTGTAGGGTGTAGTCTTAATGACACACTAACGACAACGAGGTACGTGGAGATACTGCTTCTCCGCGAATTCCACGGACATTATGCACTCGCCCGCCGACATAAAGAAGAGAGACTTAAGTATGAGGGTGCATTCGTATTTCAACCAAAGAAAGGGTTGTATGATAACGTTATCGCACTCGACTTCTCGCAGATGTATCCTACTATAATAAGGAGCAATAATCTATCTCCAGAGACTCTCAGTACAAAAGAGATTGCTGGATGGAAGAAGATTGCTAATGTATGGGTTGATATGAAAACGCCTGGTATTGTTCCGCGAATCTTCGAGCGATTGTCTGTAGCACGCATGAAAGTAAAGGATGATATGTCTATGCTTAAATTGGATCTCAATAAGAACCCGATGAGCAAGGACCTCATTAACAAGTACAATATACTCGATAACATGCAGTATGGAATTAAGCAACTAATTGCAGCTATGTATGGGCAGTTTGCGTTTCCATTTAGTAGATTGTACGTTCCGCAAATTTCAGAGTGTACAACTTTCATGGGCAGAAAGATGATTCTAAAGACCATGGAGTTCTCTAAAGAGCTGGGATACAATCCAATATATGGGGATACAGATTCCGTATTGATTGAGGTTGGAGAGAATCCTGTAGAGAAGGGGAAGAAGATAGAAGAAACTGTTAATTCGCTATTTGATCAGATGGCAGTAGAAGAAAGCTGGAGATTCGTGCCTCGTATAGAGTTTGAGAAGGTGTATGAACGAATTCTCTTCCACGGAAAGAAGAAGAGATACGCCGGGATGCGTGTATGGAATAAAGGAGCAGCCATCAGAGAACTCGACATCAAAGGATTTGAGGCACGTCGTTCCGATGCTGCTAAGTGGAGTAGATATGCACAAAAACAGCTACTTGATTATATACTCAGTGGGGCAGGAGAAAATCAGATTAGCATTTTTATCAAGGAGTTAGTTGCCAAGGCATCTTCTGAACCACTCGAGTCGATAGGACTCCCGCAAAAGGTTGCAAAGCCACTAGAAGAGTACTATAGACCAAGTAGCAAGAAGGGATTATATTACTACGATCATATATTCAACAAAACTCCTCTCAGTGGTGAGAGATACTACAAAGTACTGTTGCAGAAGAAGTTCTGGTGGCGTGTAAGACTGTATGTTACAGCTCCTAAGGCCTGTGAAGAGAAGGGAATTCAGCTGAAAACCAATATATATGATGTTGATTGGATCGGACTCAAAAAGAATAAAGAGTTCGAAATGACAGACGAGTACAACATCTCGTGGAGAGACAAGGTAGACTGGAAACTACAGACAGAGAAGATCATAGAGAATAAGATAGACCCGATCCTTGATGTTATTGATACCACTACCAAAATGATATTACAAGACCAGAAGCAAACGAAACTGTTTGCATTCGCATAAATGGAGGAAAGAGAAAATGAAATTTAGCCCCAGAGCAGTAAGACTAACGACCAACAAAGAACTATATGATTGTCCGAAATGCGAGAAGCACACCTTCACAGAAGTAATGGATGTAGATACGAAAGAGATTGTAATGTTCTGCACTTACTGTGGATACGCGGAGGAAGTTCAACATGCCAATGAGTAAAGAAGAATTCGAAGGAGTAAAGAAACCATCGATAAAGGAGTTTGATGAGTTTGATAGCAAGTCTCATTATCTGATGATGGAGTCGCTTGCACTGATAGCAGACAAAGATAAGAGAGCGCTATGCAAGGACTACTATGATACAAAAATAAAACTCTGGCATACTGTACCGTGTTCTCCGAGTCAGAAGTACCATTTAGAGAAGAAAGCAGATGGTATCTATAGGAGTACGATATTGGTCAAACATACTGCAAATGTAATGAGACTCGCTCAACATATGGCATTACAAATAGGAATGACTCAAGATAGAATAGACCTTATAGTATTCGCATGCTTTTTCCACGATTACGCAAAGATCGAAGGAGCAAGTAACAAGAACCATGCCAGTAAGGGTCATCAGTGGGCGAAGAAAACACTGGGGTTGCACCTACCCCCCGAAGAAGTTAGAGACGTGAGTAGGATGATTTTGTGTCACGGTGGACATTGGTACAAATACTTACCCGGTCCTGATACTATTGAAGAGCGAATTGTATCATATGCAGACTTCTTAGACTCTAGATTTGAAGTTAAACTCAGGAGAGGGAATTAATGACGCTCGACGAAGAAACCGAAGAAGAGATGTATAACACAATCATATCATCATGTATACAAATGCATTTAACAGCAGTAGACAATGGATATGTAGTCAAGTATGTAGGTGATAATGGTCGATGGATAACGTCCATAATAGAAGAGAAGCACTATACTGAACTCAGAGGTCTCACCACTGCAGAACAACAACTCAGCATGGATAGATACGCTGGTCTCAGACTATTATGGGAAGTTGCTGACTACTTGAATATATATGGTAGCAAGTACGACGATGCAAGAGTTCATATCACAGTAGAACTACAAGGAGAAATACTTGGTGTGATTCGCCCAGAATGTAACACGTGCAATCATTATCCAGTATGCAAAGATTCCCTGAAGCAAGAACTATCAGGTGAATGTCCTTACTACGAGGGGGAAGGAGAATGAAGGACGAAGAAACATACATAACAACTGCTCCCGCTTCTGTTGATGATAGTGCACTTAGAGAGGCTAGAAAGATTCTCGACAAGGTAAAGAACCTGCTCATAGAGACACGCATAAAAGGAATAGAATCACTTGATATAGAAACTCGTGTTCGCATACTATCACACATGATTGAACAGAAAGAAGATGGGAATATAATATCCAAAGAATTATACAATATAGAAACACATCTCAATAAGTACCTGCATCCATCAATACAGCACGACAGACTCTCTCATATATTCTTTAGGAACAAGCAATTCACGGATTTTGTCAAGCCGCAAAATGTAACTACAGAAGAATGGTTACAAAAATCACTAATCGCTATGGGGCAAGAGCTAGCAGAGATGCAAGAAGAACTAAACTATCGATGGTGGAAGGAAGAACACCCGATTGATAGAGAACATGCTATAGAAGAAGGAGTGGATCTCTTACACTTCCTACTAGCGTGGTTCGACGCACTCGGTGCAACTCCAGAAGACATATATAGAATGTATATACAAAAGAACAACACTAACTGGATTCGCCAAGGAATTAATTACGAGGATTCTCATTTCATGAAGCTCATATATGAAGGAGCAATAAACCCGATGGGAAGTGAAAAAAATGATACATCCAATGAGACTATATAATTACTTCGACCCCAACCGACCAAGAGAGTACTACATTCTCCCCGAAGACGTAGGGCACATGCAACTAAGAAAGTCTGGTTGCCAATCATTCGACAACTGTAGATACAGATTTGCGTTGTCGTTCCTTATTGGGATACAGGGAGATGAGTCAGACGCCATGGTAATTGGTACAGCATTCCATAATTCAATGGAAAAAGTATATAACGACCTCACTCCAGAGAAACTCACCAAAATGACCGCAGAAGATATAGTAAGCCACCATAAGAAGAGACTTCCATATGGTTTTAACAGCATCCTTGACATGCTATTCGACAACATGATAGAAATGGATGTAGAATGGTTTGAAGATTGTGCATCCCCTGAATATTGGCCACCCATTACAGTGGAACAATCCCTTGATGATACTGACCCAGATGTTAACTTTACGGGGACATCAGATAGGCTCGATTATACACCCGATGGGAAGTACTGCATCATAAGTGACTATAAGACAGGGATATATCACAAGTACATGGATAGTAAGTATCGATTCGAACTTATGGGGTATAAGCATCTAATAGAGGTACATAAGATCAATCCGAAACCCATCAAGTACGGGAGGATAATATTCCCGAAAGAGAAGGGGGTGTTCCAGTTCGAATTCAAGAACCAGACAGTAGCAGCCTTCTATAGAAAGCTCGCAAAAGTGAGAAGTGAGAGTTCAACAGGACTCTTCCCAAAAAATGTAGGGATACTTTGCGGATGGTGTCCTTTCATACAAGAGTGCCTACTAGGAGAGTACGACTCTCTCATCAAAAAATATGGATATAGAGTAATAGCAGCATACCCCAATACGGAGGTAAAATAATGACCGAAGAAGATATATATGAGCTCCCTGATGTACAGGTAACGGAACCAACAATAAAAATTCCAGTGAAGGCTGGCGTTTCGAACGTGAGACTACCCGTGAGAGTAAAAGACTTTGCACGTGGTGGCATGCAACAAGTAGAAGCAGACATATCTGTCATAGTGGGATTGTCAAAAGACCAGAGAGGAATACACATGAGTCGTATTGTTAAGACTCTTCATAGCAAGGATTTCCAGGATATTGACTTAAGTGAGCTTAATAACATCCTCATAAAGATACTACAAGAACAAGAAGCTGCCGATGGCACTATATCTATGGGATTCACTTACTTCGTAGAAACAACAGCACCTATAACCGGAGAGAAAGGAGCAATACCTATGGACGTATCCTTCTCCGTAAATGGAAATGTTCAACTAATGACAGTGAGCATGCCAGCAACGACATTGTGCCCCTGTAGCAAAGAGATATCGGACTACGGTGCACACAATCAAAGAGCCATCATTAATGTCACTATTCACCAACTCGCTGGAAGTACAGTAATAGGAATTGAGGATGTATATGAAGTCGCATCCAAGTGTGCAAGTGCACAAGTATACGCAGTACTCAAGAGAGTTGATGAGAAAGCCGTAACAGAAGAGGCCTACGAGAATCCGCGATTCGTGGAGGATGCTGCCAGAGAGATAGTAAATGCACTCGAGATCAGGTTCTCCAACAAAGGATTTAAGATACTAGCCGCAGAAGTACAAGTAACTAGTGTAGAGAGCATACACGCACACGATGCAATTGCTATCGCACATATGTTAAACGACAAGGAGCTGGAGTGAATGAACGCAATGTTTGAGGCAATAGTAAGGAGGGATGATTGATGGAGACAGCAGAAAAAATCGGAAAGTGTATAGAAATAGATACACCCCCAGTAGTTGTGGTTTTGTCTGGCGGATTAGATAGTGCAACTGTACTCGGAATAGTGAGACACAATTATCCTGCGGATCTGGTTCATGCGATAACGTTTTCATATGGACAGAGACACAAAGTAGAGCTCAAGAAAGCAAAACAACTAGCACACGATTATTGGATACACCACAAAATCATAAATATCAAGTTTCTCGGAGAATTTGGCGGAAGTGCACTTACAGATAAGAAGTTAACCGTTCCAACTGATGGGTATGATGGTGGTATTCCTATAAGCTACGTTCCTGGAAGGAATAACATATTTATTGCTATATGTCTCTCTTATGCAGAAACCATAAATGCTAGGGCAATATACCTCGGAGTTAATGCTATCGATTTCAGTGGTTATCCTGATTGTAGACCAGAATTCATTATGAAATGGAACGAACTCTCCAAGCTTGCAAACAAGAGAGGAATAGAAGGAAATCCTATCAAGATTCTCACACCTCTGATGAACATGGATAAACAAGCAATTGTCAAGAAAGGAATTGAGCTCGGAGTTCCATACGAACACACCTGGTCCTGTTACTCTGGAGGCCGGAAGTGTTGCGGGAAGTGTGACTCGTGTAGGTTTAGAAGTGAAGCATTCGAGAAAAACGATACAAATGACCCATTATTATATGATCGCCTACTGGATTGTGAATAACATGGACGACGGATTAGTACACTGCAGAGGATGTTACGGAACAACATTCACAATTATACTTAACACAGGACTGGGAAAAACAATTACTTGTACGTCATGTGGCTTACATGAGTGGATATAATGAATGACGAGTGTGGGTATTATGAGCGAAAAAATTACATATAAAGAACTTGGGCACATAATCTCTGTTGAGTTTGAAGCATTTGGAGTTCGTGCACTTGATGAGAAACAGTTCACCAAATTCTTGCGCAGTGCACTCATATACCAAAAAGTGTGCCCTATTCACCTAATACTAATGGATAGAGTACCATGCGTTAATGCAGCAGGACATAATGATTATAGATTCATATGTGGCATGTGCATAGAAGAGGAGGAATTATAATGAAACACGGAAAATACTACTATGAGCTATTAGCAGTGTATAACATACTGCTATATGCAATATCTTGGATGATTGGACTTGCGTTAATACAACACGCGGTGTTCTTTTATTCATGGCCCCCAGATATATCCAGATATGTAGATGTCCACCCCATGAACTACAGTGCACTTGCGGCAGCACTATTCGTCTTGTTCAAACTACTCCACTGGGTAGAAGTGAAGAGCGAAGTTGAGCTACGACTTCAGAGAGAGAAGGAACTATGAGTCATTCGCCTAGCGGCGAAGACTTGTGGTGACGGTCGCGTTCCGTGAAGTTTCCTGCTATTAGGAGATAGTAATATGACCAAAAAATGTTGGATACATAAGTGGAGAAAAGATGCATCGGGTTACCGAACGTGCAATCGATGCGGGATGCACCAGATGGCCGTAGGTTATATGTCGGGAATTGGTTGGGGCATAGTTTCGTGTCAAGAATATGAAATAGAGATTGAAAATATGAGACGTCGTGTAAGGGCACGTCGAGAAGCAAATGCTCGTGCGGACTGTAAATATTTTAAACACAATAGGAGATGATACAATGGCACTATACTGTAGTACTTGTCGAAACGCAATGTTACAAGGACACTCGTATATCAGTCGGCACAATAATGACTATTGTCTTGCATGTGCAATAGAGAAGGGCTTTATTATACTGGTAGACTGCACTCTATGTATCCCAGGGAGTGGGTAATATGGCGATTAAAGTTGGGCTAAGTGGAACTCACGGTTCTGGTAAAACATCCGCCGCATTTTATCTTAGCGCCGAGCTCTCGCGGATAGCAAGTGGCGTCGATGTACTTACAGAATTGGCGAGAAAAACAGGGTGGCCGGTAAATGAGCAAGGTGATGATTTCACCCAGCTCTGGTTAATAGCCTCTCAGATTGTGCGCGAAATAGAAGAGGCCAGAAGACCAGGAACAAGGTACCTCATTTGTGATCGTACCGTAATGGATAACTATGTTTATTGCCAATATCACTCAGGTAGTGATGAAGTATTATTCTCTCTCGCGCAGAGATGGATGCAAACATATGATTACATGATTTATGTGATACCTGATATGCCTCTAGAGGAAGATGGCTTCAGAAGTACAGACATTATATTCCAGACCGAAATAAAAGAGATCTTTGATGATATCCTCGATGATCTAACAATTGAGCCCCTAAGGATTAAGTCTTCAAACTTGTTTCAAGTAGAGACCATTGAAGACATTGCACGAAAAATAATAGACGGTGATGAGTTATGAATAATATATTGAATAAGGTGTATGATTGGATAATGTACTATGCTCGACCAGAGTTGAAGCAGAGAAAAGACTTACATGAGTATCTCTATCGGTGTTGTACTACGAGCCACTGTGGATCCGCGGCGATCCATTGCTTCAAGTACGTGCATGATGACCCAACGGAAGATTAT